GATGACCCCCGAACAACGGAAGTACGGGTGGGGCAGGGTCGCGAAGCGGACCGAGGAGAAGCGCGAGTCCCGTATGGGCGACGACAACGACTCCAAGGGTATCGCCGGGATTCAGGGCGACGAGGAGAAGACCACCGTCCTGCTGGACACCCGGCACGAATGGGGTCGCGCCAACGTGGTCGGGATGAGCATCGCCAACGGGCAGGCGGTACTCCATGGCAAGGGGCGCGAGCCGGGGGAAGCTTGAAGATAATGTATGGGGGCGCGTCGGCGTGGGGCCGGCTGATCTGCGTGGTGCCAGAATGGGAGAAGTCATGAAGTCGGTTGTAGAGAGCATCGCCTTCGTTTGTGCATTGCTGATTGTGACCCCTCCAGGATGGTTCGTGCTGCTCTTCCTGGGGTGGACTCTTGTCGCTGGAGGAGACCGAGTTCTCGACGTGATCGAGCAAAACTACGGAACGTGTGAGTGCGAAGAGGGCGAAGACGATGCCGAGTAGATCCGAGATCGAGGCGGCGGTGGATGCGCTGATTGGTGAAACCCGACGAGCCGAACGAACGCTATGGTCATCGCTTGGGGCGCCCGATGTCAAGGGGAAGCGAGCCGCCCTCCTGGCCCTATGGGACGCCCGCGACAGCTGCGAGGGGTGTAGACGCAAGCCCGTGAAGGACGGCGGCAACTACCCGCTGGAGTGCCTGTCGTGCGCGAGGTGGTATCGGGACTACTACGAAGCGGAGGAGACGAATGCCAGTGGCAGAGCAAGTGATGGCGGTAACGATCATCGCTGCGGTCCTGCTGTCGATTCCCAGCGCTGCGGCGCTTGTGGCGGGACTGGTTGGGCACCTGATGTCGAAACGCTCGACAGACCCGGGGCAGCGAGATCGGTGAGGTGCCAGAGATGCAACGCGCCGGGAGGCGATGATGGGTGAGATGCGAGAGATGACACTGTCCGAGTTCCTGGCAACGTTGCCGGAAGGCCACCGTGCGCGGCGTGAGTTCGCCGACCTGGAGCGGGAGCGCGACGCCGCCTGCGACGAAGCGGCGAGGATGCGGGAGGTGCTGAGGGCGATCGTGAAGGCGGACGAGTCCAAACGGTATGATCCCGCGATGTACATCAGCCGGTGGAACCTCGCGATGGACGAAGCCCGCGCCGCCTTGGAGCCGAAGTGACCACCCGCAAGCCGGTTGACACTGACTCCTCCATGGTGCTCAATCTCGGGGGCGAGCCCCAGGCCCTGACCGCCTTTGACATCGTGAGCATGGACGTGGACGACTGGAAGCGATTTCGTGCGCTCGCAGAGCAAGCCGAAGAGGAGTTGAGGCGCAGAACGGGTCCATACGGGTCAAACGCAATCGTCAGGGACCACTGCTACGCCGACGTGCTGGTGGAGCTTGCTCAGGCTGAGGCGCAGAAGCCAGAGCTGGTCACTTGCCCCTACTGCCAGCGTCCCCACTACCGAGAGGCGCTTGCGCTCGCAGACCGTACCACCTGTCGTGGGTGCGGGGCTGTGCTGCCGCTGTAGAGAATGGTTGCGGGGCTGGGGCTCGAACCCAGGACCTTGAGGTTATGAGCCTCACGAGCTACCAGCTGCTCTACCCCACAACTTCGAAGATGGTAGCACTTCTCAGTCGACGCTGGTAGGCTCCGCGTATGCACTGGCGCGAACCAGAAATGCCCACCATCTAGCACCCCGGTTCGGGGTGCGCCCTTCATCATCATTGCCGACGTAGCTCAATAGGTAGAGCGGCGGATTTGTAACCCGTCGGTTCTCGGTTCGATTCCGGGCGTCGGCTGTCTGGGAGTGGGGTAGTTGGTAGCCCGCCAGCCTTGGGAGCTGGAGCACGCAGGTTCGAGTCCTGCCTCCCAGACCATGTGGGGCAGAAGGCGAAGTGGACGAGCCACCGGCTTTTCACGCCGGAGAAAGCGGGTTCAAGTCCCGCCTGCCCTACTCCAAAAAAACCAAGGATTTCCTAGGCTTCCGTCGCATTGTGGTATCCAAAGCCCCGGTCTGCCAAGTACCTTGGAGCCATAGAAAGAGGGAGCCAGCAAGCCATGACGACCCCATCCTGTCAGTCCGGACCCTGCGCCGACTTCATCCACTGGGACATGACCACCACCGATGGCACCACGGTTGGGCTTCCCTGTCGCGGCTGTGCTCAGCCCGAGCAGGAGAGCCTGTGCGCGGTCTGCTACAACCCCGAGGGTTGGCCCACCAAGCGCGGCTGCGACGGCTACCGCGACTGCCTGAACGAGCGCGTCCGCATCGAGGAGCGGGATGCGGGCTGGGATGCTACGCCGTGAACGTCTTTGCACTCCACGACCATCCCATTCTCGCGGCCACTGCGCAGTGCGACCAGCATGTGGTCAAGATGCCCACTGAGACGGCACAGATTCTCTCCACCGTCGCCGACCTCCTGGGGCTGCACACCGACGCCATGTACAAGCCTACGCACCAGCGCCACCCCGTCGTACTCTGGGCGGCGTCGGACCCTTCGAACTGGTCGTGGCTCATCGAGCACGGGCGTGCGCTCTGCGACGAGTACACCGACCGCTACAGCAAGACCCACGCCGCTCTGCGCATCATCGAGCGCTGTGCCGAGGTATTGCCCCGCGTGCCATTCGAGCGCCATACTTCCTTCGCCCAGGCGATGCCCGACTGCTTCAGGCACTCGAACCCCGTCGTGGCCTACCGCCGCTACTACCGCGGGGACAAGTCGTCCTTCGCCCGCTGGCGGCACTCGTCTCGTCCGCTGTGGTGGTGAGGAAAACCAAGGATTTCACCAAATTAGCCGGTATCCAGACCCCGGCGGCTTCGCCTACCATGGAGCCATAAGAAAGAGAGAGGTAGCACCATGACAACCGCCACAGAGATTCTAAACAATGAGACCCTCAAGAGCATCCAGCGAGAGGTACAGGCCCAGCACCAGCTGTGCAACGACCTGCACGCCGAGATGGTCGCAGCGCGCGAGCGCGGGGACTGGGACACCGTCTCCTCGAAGATGAATCAGCTCCTCGCCACCCGCGAGCAGCTCTCCACCACCAACAGGTCCTTCGCGCTCGTCCTGCGCCACGTAGTCGAGTTGGCCGCCGCCGAGGAGCAGGGGGTGTCCCGATGACCACCGCCGACTTCATCAACCGCGAGACCAACGAGACCCTCACCGAGACGGAGGTCGAGTACGTCCCCTCCAAGGGCGACCTCGTCTGGCTTCGACCCGACCACCCCATCCCTTCCCACTGGAAGAAGGCTCCGCACGGCATGGCCATGTTCAGGGTCACCGCTGTCTTCCACATCCCCCAGGAGAGCGCCGCACTCGTCTACCTCGACCCCTCCCTCAAACGCTCCTGACCCCTCACGCGCACGCGCGCGCTGTATTCCACGTCCTCTACTCATCTACGTACATGACTCTTGACCACCTCTCTCTTGACCATCTACGTATGAACCTCAACATCCATTCCACGTTCACCACTTACGACCTCCTCATATAACGTAGGACGTCAGCTCTCCGAACTCACTTGTACTTCTACCCCCTAACACCACTCCACCCTTGCAACCCTTGACTCTCCACGGCTACCCTCTATCCAAAGGAGCTGCTATGGGCCGCCGTTCCAAACTCACTCCTCAAGTCCAAGAGACCATCATCGGTGCTATCACCCTCGGAGCTACCTTTCGACATGCAGCACAACTAGGGGGCATCTCCGAGCAGACCTTCTACTCCTGGCTCGAACAGGGCAGAGCACAGACCCGAGGGAAGAAACGTGAATTCCTTGAGGCCGTCACACGCGCGGAGTCCAGAGGCCTCATGGAGAATCTCGCCCTCATCCGCCAGGCCGCCCAGGGGCGGGACGGGACAGCTGACCGTATCGAGGTCTGCCCCGAGTGCGACGGGGACGGCAAGGTTCCTGGTCAGGTAAAGGACCTCATCAAGTGCAAGCGGTGCAAGGGGAAGGGCGAGGTCAAGGTCAAGGGGTCACCCGCCATCCCCGCCGACTGGAAGGCTGCAGCTTTCGTGGTCGAGCGTCGGTTCCCCCACGAGTACGGACGGCAGGTCATCGAGCAGCAGGATCCCTCCGACGAGTCCATGCACCTCACCCCCGAACAGCTCAAGTCCAAGCGTGCCGAGCTGACCCGGCGTCTCATCAACGAGGGCGCTGGAGACCTGCTGGACGACACTGACTCCGACACCTGATGCCCTACTCCCGCCTTAAGCCCAAGACCCTCGCCGGGCTGGACGAGCTGGCCAGGCTTGAGGCCGCGAACCCTCTCGGGCTGTACTGGCTGAACAAGCCAGGGCAGGGCGGCATGTCACCGGGGCAGCTGCGCTTCCACGAGGACCCCTCACGCAAGCGCTTCCTCCGCTGTGGCAACAAGGTGGGCAAGACCTTCGCCATCTCCGCAGAGGTCTGGTCTTTCCTGCTCGGTGAGCATCCTTATCGGAGCTCCAAGGCTCCCTGCACCATCCTCTACGTCGTGTCCGACCTCGAAGGGTCCTACGCGGACGACGTCTGCAAGCGGCTGAGGGAGTTGGAGCCTCACGGGAAGCTCCACCCGGTCTGCTCCTACGACCAGATTCGTGGGTACTACGTTCGTGGACGGCGGGGCATCCTCCTCAAGAATGGGTCCCAGGTCATCTTCCGCTCTGGTCAGCAGGACGGGGGAGCCCTTGCTGGTGTATCCGCTGACGTGGTGGTCATCAACGAGCCGCCGAAGCGTGCCAGGTGGGGCGAAATCATGCGAGCGGCGGGCGAGCGCAACGCCCCCATCCTCATGGCGTTCACCCCCATCGAGCACAGCGGCTCCTCCCTGCTGTCGAACCTTCAGTGGCTGCGGGACATCGTAGAGGCTGACGACTCGACATGGTCCCAGACAGTCATCCGACTCACCCCCGCCGACTGCCCGCACCGTACCGAGGAGGACATCGAGGAGCAAGTCGCCAACATCCCGCCGTGGGAGCGCGCCCAGCGCATCGACGGGGACTGGGAGGGCGCAGCGCTTGACCGCCTGTTCGAGGGGTTCGATGACCGGCGCGTGGAGGATGGGGGGTGTGTCGCCACGGCGAAGGACGTGCCCAGGTTCGAGGTCGAGGTCGGGCTCACGTTCGACCACGGCGAGCAGCCGGGCAACCAGGTGGCTCTGCTGTACCTCTACTGGCTCGACCAGCGTAGCCAGAAGGCGAAGGCGCTGGTACTGGACGAGTACGTCTCCGCTGGTCGGACGACGACGGCGATGGATGCGCGCCACGTCGAGGAGATGCTCCTCTCGCACGAGCTGACGCTGTTCCACGTCGGGCGAGCCCACGGGGACGTCAACTCGCAGGGCAAGTCGGCACTGGCGTCGGTGAATGAGACGCTGGAACAGGAGTTCGCCGGACTGGTGGGGCAGCAGAGCTGGGAGCCCCCCTTCGAGGTGCTCAAGCCCAGGAAGGGTCCAGGGTCCATCAAGTTCGGGTGCCGGGTGCTCAACGCCGCCTTCCTGTCGGGGCGGCTGCTCGTCCACGAGCGGTGTACGACCTTCATCCATGCCCTTCGGAACTGGCAGGGCACGACGTCGGGCGACGACAAAAGGTTGACCCACACCATCGACGCTGCACGGTACGGGCTGGCAGAGCTGCTGGACCCGACGTCGCGAGAGGTGAGGGAGATTCGGGTGGTCTGATGGCTGAGGTGTTCGAGACGCGGAAGCTCCCCCTCGCGGCCTACCTGAAGTACCAGGGCCACGACTACTTCGCTTCTCTTGACCACCAGGGGGTCGTCGTGTTCCGCTTCACCACGACGTCTAGAGAGGATACCCTCGCCTACAACGATGGGGGTATGGTAGAGGCCAAGAGGTACTACCAGGAGTTGAAGACCGCTAGGGGCTGGGTGTACTGGCTGACGAGAGACGGGAGGTAGGAGATGGCGAAGTCGGGTGACCTCGAACGGATGCCGCCGCTGCCTGGGGGCAGTGATGAGAAGGCCCGCAGGGACCACGTTCGGAAGCGACGGCGCATCCTGACAGGGCAGTGGGAGCACGACCTGGAGAGGCACCTCTCCGACCACTTCGACCCCATCCGGAAGCACGTCCAGGGCAAGCCCGACATGTCCACCAACGTCTTCCGTTCGGTCGTCAACCAGCTGTCCAAGCTGTACTCGCGACCTCCCACTGTCCACGTTCCTGACGAGGTGACTGAGGAGCAGGCTGAGCCGTTCCTCACGGAGGTGGACGAGGCGGGCTGGTGGCAGATGGCGACGCGCCTGCAGAGGCTGACCATCGGTCTGCGGGAGTGTCTGGTGCGTCCCTCGTGGTCGGAAGAGGGCGGCCTCATGTTCCGCATCGTCACCCCGGACATGGTCTACGCCGAGGCGAGCGCGAACCGGCCCGACCAGCCGAACTACGTCGTGGAGGCTCGCCCTCGCATTATCGAGGGGGAGGAGGAGTGGACTTGGGACGTCGCTGACCTGCGTGACCTGGACAACCCCTATTTCCGGGTGTACCTCGCCAAGTCGTCGGACGACTATGAGGATATCACCGCCGACGTCCTGGGGGACACGTTCGAGGGGGCTGCCTACCCGTTCCGTGACGAAGAGGGTGAGCCGGTCATGCCCTATGTCCTGTACCACGCCCAGCGGACGGGTGAGCTGTGGGACACCTACGAGGGCATGGAGATGGTCGAGGGCTCCCTCACCATCTCGGTCCTGTGGACGTACTGGCTGCACAATACCCGCGACTGCGCCTGGGCGCAGAAGTGGACCATCGACGCCTTCCTCAGAGGCACGTCCAAGAAGGGCAAGAAGAAGGATTACAGCGACCACTCGGCGGTGACGACCGACCCGTCGTCGGTCATGCAGTTCCGTACGGACGGGCAGACGTCGGGCAGCATCGGGCAGTGGAATCCCCCGGTGGACCCCAAGACCCTGGGTGACGCCATCGCCGACTTCGAGTCGAGGCTCTCGGTCCACTTCGACATCGGTCCCAACGATTTCGAGCGCACTGGGCAGGCCGAGTCGGGGTACGCCATCTCCATCAAGCGGGATGCGGTGCGGGAAGCCCAGCGGCAGTTCGAGCCTCAGTTCAACCGCGGGGACTCGATGTTGCTGACCCTGTCTGCCATCGTCCTGAACGCCTCGGACTCGCTGGAGGGTGGGGACGTCGAGGAGGCTGGGTATTCCCTGACCTACCCAGGGCTGCCCAAGACCGCTGCCGAGATTGAGGTGGATCTTACGAAGCACGAGAAGCTCCGAGCGCTCGGGCTGGAGTCCCTGGTGGATGCCTATATGGACCTGCATCCTGGGGTGACACGAGAGAAGGCTATCGAGGAGCTTCTCCGTATCAAGGAGGAGGACGCCCTCATTGCTGCGGGTGGGGAGCCCGAGCCAGACGACGGCCAGGACGACGGTGGGGATGGCGGCCCTTCCGATGGTGACGAAGGACTGGGCGAGGGAGACCAGCAGGAGTCAGAGGACCAGGGGAACGAACCCGCGCCAGGTGAGGACGAGGCGCAGTAACCAGGAGGTCGAGGATGTTCGGAAAGTATGGGCCGAGGGGTCCGGTGTATCAGGCTGATGGTGGCGAGGGCGGTGGAAACGGCGGGGGCAGCGACAGCGGGGACATGGTTCCTCGGTCGCGGTTGAACGAGGAGATAGGCAAGAAGAAGGAGGCCCTGGCGCAGCTCACCAGGGTCAACGACGACAACTCCAAGCTGGCCGCAGCTGCGAGCGGGTACAAGCAACGGCTTCAGGAGACCCAGCAGGAGCGGGACCAACTCAAGGGCCAGATGGACGGGTTCGACGACTTCGACGTGGTCAAGACTCAGGCGAAGGACGCCAAGC